CATAAACCAGCAACTGAAAAAGTTAGTTTAAGTAATTTAAAAGTAGGTGAAAATGTTTCAAGTACAGAAGCTTTAATAATGGCTAGATTATCTAAATAAATAAATTATGGCAATAGTAGTAAATGGAACAGTAAATAATTTACCGATAAGTCAGTTACCAAGTGGATATACACCGCCAACAGTTACACGAATATTGGATTTTCATTATAGATATGACGTTATGATTCCTTTAAATTGGAGTACAACAATAAATTCAACAAGTCCAATAACTAATATGACTTCTATTGTAACGGGAGTAAATAGCGCAGTAACAACTTTATTAGGTTTAGATTTTTTAGCAACAGCAACAGTTACAGCTTATGCAGTTATAAATGGATTAGATCTCAATATTAATACAGCAGATCCTACGCATTTAACAAATGCTAATCCACCCGCTTTTGAGGTTCAAGTTACAATATTTGTAAAATCAGTTTAAAAATAAAATAAAAATATAACAATTAAAATTTAAAATTATGGCTAATCAACCTACGATTACAACTACTTACGCTGGCGAATTCGCTGGAAAATATATTGCAGCCGCTATTTTATCGGCTAATACTATTTCACAAAATGGAATTACAATGTTACCAAATGTGAAGTATAAAGCTACTTTGAAAAAAGTAGTTAGTTCTGGATTGGTTCAAGATGCAACTTGCGATTTTACAGATTCTGGAGCAGTAACACTTTCAGATAAAGTATTAACAGTTACAGAAAAACAAGTTAATTTACAAGTTTGTAAAACACCGTTTGAAAAAGATTGGGAAGCAGTACAAATGGGTTATTCTACATTTGACACTTTACCGTCTAATTTTTCTGATTTCTTTATTGCAAAAATGTTGAAAGATATTGCATTAGATACAGAAAACTTTATCTGGAATGCTACAAATGGAATTCAAACGCTTTTAGTTGCTGATAGTTCAGTTGTTATAGCTTCACCAGTTGCAATTACTGCCTCTAACGTTTTGGCTAAACTTGCTTTAGTTGTAGACGGAATTCCAACATCATTATATGGTGCAGAAGATTTAAGATTATTTGTTTCTCAAAACGTTGCAAAAGCTTATGTTAGAGCCTTAGGAGGTTTTGGAGCATCTGGATTAGGATCTAATGGATATGCAAATCAAGGGAATGCTTGGTTTACTAACGGAACTGCATTAACTTTTGATGGTGTACAATTATTCGTTGCGAATGGTTTACCAGCTTCAAATATTGTTGCTACAACTATTTCAAATATTTATTTCGGAACTGGTTTAATGGATGACCAGAATGAAGTTAAATTATTGGATATGGCAGATATGGATGGTTCTAAAAATGTAAGATTTGTTGCTAGATTTACAAGAGGTTTGCAAGTTGGATTCGGTGGTGATTCAGTTACTTACACTGTATAATAATTATAATAGGGGTTATTAATTTAACCCCTTTTTATTAACTTTTAAAATTAAAAATATATGAGTACTTGCTTAATGTCAACGGGTCGAAAATTAGCTTGTAAGGATGCTGTAGGAGGTATAAAAGCTGTTTTCTTTGCAGATTATGGAACTTTAGGAACTGCAACTATTACAAATGGAATTGTTACTGCATTTAGTGGAACAGCTTATACATTATACCAATATGATGTTAAATCAGCTTCTAATTTATCGCAAACAATAACATCTAGTAATGATAACGGTACAACTTATTACGAGCAAACAATTACGCTTGCTTTGACTAAATTAGATGCACTTACACAAGTGGAACTACAGAAATTAATTGTTTCACGTCCTCACGTATTTATACAAGATAATAATGGAAATTATTTATCTGTAGGAATGACTAGAGGAGTAGATACAAATGGAACTATTGATACTGGAACAGCTTTGGGAGATATGAATGGATATAGTTTAACTATTACTGGACAAGAGCCTTTAATGTCTCAATTTGTTACATCTACTTTAATTACTTCTAAAATTGCTGGAGGTGCTACACCTACACAAATAATACCTTAAATTTAATATTGGATTGGGGTGTCCCCGATTGGAAATTAGGACTTACTTTATGTGAGTCCTTTTTTTTTACAAAAAACTTTTTTTATTCGTTATATTGTTATGATAATAATAAACCCAAATAATTCCGTATTTATTTTTAGTATGATACCCAAAAGCTATAATAGTGCTGGAGTTTATACTATGGTATTAATTGATGATCAAAAGAACACGAATTTAGGCACTTTTATTGCAACAACTATTCAAAGTGATAAAGATATAACTAATTTAACTTTTACTATCTTAAACAAGTTTTATGAGGGTGGTTTTTTTGATGCTGAATTTTTATTAAATGGTGTTACTGTTTTTAAAAGTAGAATATTTGCAACTACACAAAATATAAATTCATATTCTATTAATAGCGGTAAATTTACTTTGCCTAATATTTCAAATAACGATTATATTACAATATGAGACCAAGAAGAAAAATAATAAAACAAATACAAAGTAATACTAAAAATACAAACGGTATTGGGGTTGTTTCTTTAGCCACATATACAAGTCCAAAAGTTACAGAAGTAAGGAACCAAGATTGGATTAATTACGGTGATGATAATAATTATTTTGGATATTTACAAGATCGTATTAACGGAAGTCCTACTAATAACGCAGTTGTTAATGGTATCAGTCAAATGATATTTGGGCAAGGTTTAGACTCTACAGAAAAGTTAATTAAACCAGATGAATTTGCACAAGCTATGTTGTTGTTTGATAACGATACAGTCGAACGATTAAGTTATGACTTAAAAGCTATGGGTAATTGTGCAATACAAGTTGTTTACTCAATTGATAGAACTAAGATTTTAGAATGCAATCATTTTCCTATTGAAACATTAAGATCTGGAAAATGTAATGATGACGGAGAGGTTGAATTTTATTATTATTCTGACGATTGGACAAAAGTAAAAGCAAATAATAAACCTTTACAAATTCCAGCATTTGGAACAAGTACAGCAAGCGAAGAAATTTTATATATTAAACCTTATAAAACTGGTTTTTATTATTATTCACCAGTAGATTATCAAGGAGGTTTACAATATTGTGAATTAGAAGAAGAAATTTCTAACTATCATTTAAATAATATTATGAATGGTTTAGCACCTAGTATGCTAATAAATTTTAATAATGGTACACCTACAGAGGACGAGCAAAGAGATATAGAAAGAAACATACAAAACAAATTTAGCGGAACTTCAAACGCTGGACGTTTTATCTTATCTTTTAATGATTCTAATAATTTTGGAGCAACTATAACACCAGTACAATTATCTGATGCACATAATCAATACCAATTTCTTTCAGATGAAAGTATGCGTAAAATTATGGTTTCACATCGTGTTATTTCTCCTTTGCTTTTAGGAATTAAAGATAATACTGGTTTTGGAAACAATGCTGATGAACTACAAACAGCTACTATTTTAATGCAGAATACAGTTATTAAACCGTTTCAAAATTTACAGATTAAAGATTTTAATAGAATATTAGCTTTTAATAAAATATCAATACAATTATACTTTAAGAATTTACAGCCTTTAAATTCAGAAAATGAGTTAACGATTGAAGCGCCTACTAATTCAGTTGTTAAGCCAAACTTAAGTACTGATGTTTGTTTCGATATAAATTCATTTGATGGTGAAGTTATAACTGATGAATGGGAATTAGTAGATAAAAGAGAAATGTCAGATGATAATACTTTAATTGAAGAATGGGCAAACTTATTAATTAAGCCTAAAAAAGGAGTAAATTTAAAAGATTTTATACAAGCTAAACCAAGTGCGAAAAGTTCTTTAGATAAAGACTTATTTAAAGTTAGATATGAATATAACGAGAAATACAATAGTAATATTTCACGTGAATTTTGTGTTAATATGATGCAAAGAACTGGAAAAGGAGTCGTATATAGAAAGGAAGATATAGACCAAGCTAGTTTTCAAGGTGTAAATAAAGATTTTGGACACAAAGGGCAAAGTTATTCACTTTTTAAATATAAAGGCGGTGTTAATTGTGGTCATTTTTGGAATGAAAATCTATATAGATTAAAAACTAAAACAGATGGTACACCTTATGCAGATAAAGCACTTTCAAGTAGTGAGGAAGTAGAAAATATAAAAGGATATAATCCACAACCTAATGGATTACAAGAGTCAAAAATAGCACCAAAAGATATGAATGAACAAGGACACCACCCAGATTGGATAGCAAAAAACAGATAAAATTATGGCAACTACATTATTTATAACACCAATTGATTTAAAATCAAATACTATTTTAAACGGTAATGTTGATACTGATTTATTTATTCAATTTATAAAGATTGCACAACAGATGCACGTACAAAACTATTTAGGAACTAAGTTATATGATGCTATTGGAATTAAAATTGCTAATAGTACATTAACTGGATCTTATTTATCTTTAGTTACTGATTATATACAGCCTATGTTAATTCACTTTGCTATGGTAGATTATTTGCCTTTTGCAAATTATCAAATAAGAAATGGTGGTGTATTTAAACATAAAACTGAAAATTCAGAAACACCAAATAAAGAAGAATTAGATATATTAGTACAAAAACATAGAACATTTGCTGATTTTTATGCTAAAAGATTTGTAGATTATATGACTATTAACGCATCAAATTTGTTTCCAGAATATTGGACTAATTCTAATTCAGATATGTTTCCAGATCAAAAACCTAATCCGACTGGTTGGGTATTGTAAATAAGACGATTTAAACAACGATTTTTATAAATTAATACTAGAATACTTTAAAATGAATAAAATTAACCAGAACCAACAAAAACACGATAAAAACGATAAGCAAATTATTACTTATAAAGTAAAAGAAGAAAATATAAATAAGATGCACGAATATCTTAAAAAACAAAGCAATAAAAATGGTTAAAGATTTAAAAATATATTTGTTCAGCGGTGGAGCTTTTGCTTTATCTTTTTCTAATTTAGAGTCTAGTTTTAGAATTGCTTTATTGACACTTTCTATTATATATACAATAATTAATATTTATAAACTAATTACAAAAAAAAATGATAAAAATAAGTAAGCACTTAACATTTGAAGAATGTACACACTCTGAAACTGCAAATAAAATGGGGATTAAAAATGATAATCCTAATTTGTCAGTTATAAAAAATATGCAAACATTAGCTGAAAACGTTTTTGAGCCTATTAGGGAGCATTTTAACGCACCGATTAATGTTTCAAGTGTATTTAGATCTTTAAATTTAAATCAAGCAATACACGGCGCTATTACAAGCCAACA